AAACAACGCGACGGCGACAGCGGCGGGTGCTGCGTCGGTCGCGATCGGCTTCGCGAACGGCGCGGATGAGTGGGGGATCGTCGGTATCGACATCAACCAGGTGCAGACTGTGGCGTTCGTCGCGCCGAGGCCTGTGATCGTCGGGCAGGGCGTGCAGCGGGCGGCGGTGCGGTAGATGGCCCGTTTCGGTCGTTCGTTCCCGATCAGGGCGCACCTCAGCCAGCAGCCGCTCCCCGCGGTGGTGACCGGTAGCGCGGCGGTGACCCTCGCTGGGGTGACGGCGTCGGGGGTCGGGACGCTGGGAGTGAAGGGCACTGCGGCGTCGACCCTCGCCAACGCGACGGCATCGGCCACAGGCGTCGTCGCGGTCACCGGGACCGCTGCCGTGTCGCTGGCAGCCGCGACGGCGACAGCTACCGGCACCGTCACGCTCAACGCCACCGCCGCGGTCACCTTGGCCGGAATCACGGCGGCAGCGACCGGCATCGTCGCTGTGACTGGCACGTCTGCGGTGACCCTCGCCGCCGCGACTGCGGTTGCGGCGGGGAAGATCGGCGAAACCGGCACCGCGGCGCCTGTCCTCGGCAACGCCACCTCCGCCGCGTCAGTCGGCGTCGGCGCCAACGCCGCCGCCACGGTCACGTTGGCCGGAGTCACCGCCAACGCCACCGGCACATTCTCGCTGTCCACCGTGACCGGCACCGCCGCGGTCACCCTCGACAGTCTCATCGCCGCCGCCAACGGACACGCCGCGATCCTCGCCCACGTCTTCACCCCGCCGCTCGTCGCGTCAAACGACAAAGCCGCCGTGTCCGCCCAAGAAGCCATCGAACAGCGCCTCAGCCGCCAAGGCCGACGCCTCGCCGCCCACTACCGGGCAGCGCCACGCGCCGCGACCGTCCTCCGCGTCAACGGCGCCTACATCACCATCGAAGGCCCCACCACCGACGACCTCGCCACCGCAACCGAAATCTACCCAGGCGGCCGCTCCACCGACGTCGACGACAACACCAAGACCCAACTCGTCGCAGCCGGCTTCGCCGTCACCGACGAATACCGATGAAGGACTGACATGGCACCGAAACTCGCCACCGCGACCCGCAACGCCGAGCTCGACGCGATCACCACCCGCGTCGGCGCCTCCGGCCTCCTCAAGATCTACTCCGGTACCCAACCCGCCGACGCCAACACGGCACTCTCGGGAAACACGCTCCTATCGACGCTGACCCTCAACGCCACCTTCGCGCCCGCGTCCTCCGGCGGTGTCCTGACACTCAACGCCATCACACAGGACTCGTCCGCGGCCGCGACGGGGACCGCGACGTTCGCCCGCATGTACAAGGCGGACGGCACCACCGTCATCGGCGACTTCACCGTCGGCACCTCCGGCGCGGACATCAACCTCAACACGACATCCATCGTCACCGGTGGCCCTGTGTCGTGCAGTTCGTTCACGATCACGGCGGGTAACGCATGAGCGACAAAAAGATCACCGACCTCACAGCTCTCGCCGGCGCGAACCTCGCGACCGGCGACGAGTTCCCGTTCACCGACATCTCCGACACGACGATGTCGGCGTCGGGCACAACGAAGTCGATGACCGCCGCCGAACTTGCGAAGGGAATGGCCCGCCAATCCGTTCTCTCCGAAGGGGAGACGGTGGTGACGAACGCGGCGTCGGGTGCGGCGGCGACGGTCAACGTCGCGAACGGCACCGTCGAAGACCTCACGTTGACCGCGAACTGCACCCTCACGTTCTCCGGTTCGGTGTCGGGGCGGGCGTCGTCGTTCACGCTGATCCTCCGCCAGGACGCGACCGGGTCGCGGACGATCGCGTGGCCGGCGGCAGTGAAGTGGCCGGCAGGGACAGCGCCGACGATTTCGACGGTCGCGTCGCGGGTCGACGTGTTCACGTTCCTCACCGTCGACAACGGCACCACTTGGCTCGGGTTCACCGCCGGTATCGGGGTCCGCTGACATGCCGATCGTGTCGCGTTCGATGCTCATGGCCGCCGCCGGAAACTCCGGGGCGGGGCCGACGACGCTCCTATCGGACTCGTTCACACGCGCCAACTCCGCGGTGTCGCTCGGAACCGCGGACGTCGGCGGGACGTGGACGAAGAACTTCGCGACCTACGGGATCAGTTCGAACAAGGCGTACATCGCGTCCGGCCTGTCGAACCTCAGCCACAACGCCGCGTGGCTCGACCCCGCCGTCGGCGACGGCACCGTTTCCGTCGACATCACCCTGTCAGCGACCACGGACCGGGCGTGCGGCGGGCTCATGCTGCGCCGCACCGACGAGAGCAACATCATCCGCGTCATCCTCTACAAGGTGTCGGGCCTCAACCGGCTCGAAATCCAGCAGATGCTCACCGGCGGGTTCACGTCGCTGACACACGCCGACTCGCAAGGGTTCGTGAACGGGTCGACGTACACGTTGAAGTCGGTCCTCAGTGGCACCACGGTCACCGCGTCGATCAACGGGACGCAGATCCTGTCGACGACCGTCGCCGCGGGCCTGACTGGCACGCAGTTCGGGCCGACCGTGTACTTCGAGACGGCGAACTACGACGACGGCGGCACCACGTTCGACAACTTCCTGATGACTACCTGACATGGGTTTTCATTCCTACACCCGGCCGGCGGATGCGGTGATCCCGTCGACGTTGACGCGTTCGGGTTTCGTGTTCGACGCCGACCGTGTCTCATCGAATGTGCGGCTTCGTTTGGCGTACAGCGGCGGCCCCGTGGTTGAGGACTTCTCGCGTGGGGACTCAACGAGTTCCCTCGTGAACGCGTCACCGGCGTTGGTGGTGCCGGGGTTCCGGTGGTCGCAGTTCCAGTCCGTGTTCGGGACGCTCAACGGCGAGGGGTACTGCCCGGGGGGGACCGGTGCGATCTACCTGCAAGCCAACGGGAACGGCGGCGGCATGGGCCGCACCGATTTCGACATCACCACCCGCGTCAAACTCGGCGCCTCGTCGACCGGACAGGTCGGGCTCACGTTGCGCACATCAGGGAACGACCACAACAACGTCTTCCTCGACGGCACGTCACTCCGTGTCGGCGCCTCGACGATCCAGGCGTCGACGCCGACGTTCCCGTTCACCGGGTCCACCGTCCTCACCGCCGGCACCTACTACCTCCTCCGCGTCACATGCGTCGGGAACAACTACACCGTGTACCTCAACGGCAGCGTCGAGGGGACGTTCACCACCGCCGCGAACGCGACAGGGAACACGCACGGCCTGTACGTCTCCGGGGACGCGGCGGCCCGGTTCTCGTCGTGGTCGATGGCGGCAGCGTCGAACCCGGCCGCGACTGCGTATTCGGTGCGGAACTGGGACGGCGCCATCGTCACCTCCGGGTCGGTCACCTCCGACACGGTCGACGTCGCCGACTCGGCGTTGACGCAACGCTCCGGCCGCGGCCCGTACGGCTGGTACCGGGTGTATCTCACCGGGCCCGACCATGGCGACGGCCAGTGGGGCACCGCGTACGGTGACTGCACCTTCTACCGGGTGCGCGGCGACGTGAACTTCCCGGCGAACAAGGGCGCCGAGTACGCCACCGCGGGGGTGTCGTTCGTCGATGAGCACGCCCGGGCGGTGATGGCGCTCGGTCCGCAACGATTCAACCTCGGTTCCGGGTCCGCCGCCCCCGCCGGGGCGTACACGGCGGAGTTGGCAGCCGCAACAGCCCTCAAGGCCGAGTGGGCCGACTTGGCGTGGCCGTCGCGGCCGCGCCGCCAGATCGGCGCCTTCCCCAACGGCACCGCCACCCCGACGAATGTCACCGCGACCGTCAACTACCTCAAGGGCCAGGTCACGGCGTGGGAACCGCGCAACGAACCGCAAGGCACCGCCGCGGCGACGTTCGTCACCGAACAGCAGGCGTTCTACAACGCGGTCAAAGCCGCCGACACCAACGCCAAAGTCCTCGGCCCGAACCCCGTGTCGTTCAACTCGTCGGGCACACAGTGGCTCACCGACTTCTTCGCGGCCGGCGGCGGCGCCTACCTCGACGGCGTCTCCGTCCACGGCTACAACTGCTCCAACGGCGACCTGCAACTGGCACGCTCGACGATGTCGTCGCTGCGCAACGTCCTCGCGATTGCCGGCTACCCGAACCTGCCCATCTACCAGACCGAGCAGGGCTTCGGGTTCTCCTACGACGGGCTCACCTACCCGCGGTACGCGGCCCGGTGGACCGCGTTGCAAATCTTCGTGCAAGAGCTCTACGGCATCCCGGTGGAGAACAACCACTACTGGTACGACGTCGACGGCGGGTTCGACCAGTTCCCCATGTTCTGGATCTCCGGCGTCGGCCCCGGACCGCAAGCGCTCCCCATCCGCACGATGGTCGCGGAGATCGGCAACCGGACCCTCGCCGCGTTCGACGGCGGCGTCGACTTCGGGAACTACGGCAACAAAATCTACGCCGGGGGCCTCTGGAATCACCCGTCGGACGGCACCAAGACACTCGGCGTGATCGGCGCCGCGTCCGGTCTACCCGCGTTGACGTTGACGGTGGCGGGCGCGTCGAGCCTGGTGTGCTCGGACTCGTGGGGGAACACGTTCACTGCCACCGTCAACGCGGGCGCCGCGACCCTCCCCGTCATGGAATTCCCGACGTGGGTGCGGATCCCGACGAACGTCACCGTCACCGTCAACAAACCGCTATCCGCGCCGATCCTGTCCACCACCGCGACGGCGTCGACGACCGGGGCCGCGGCGAACATCGCCCGGATCGTGTCCGGCACCCTCGAAAACGAGTACGGCTACTCGTCGTCGAACCTCGCCGATTCGACCGCCCCGTACTCCGACACCGCCGCCACCTACCCGCAGACGATCACCGTCGACCTCGGCGCGAACATCGCCGCGACCCGGATCGTCCTATGGGGCTTCTCACCGTGGCAAGGCCACTCCACCCCCGTCGACTTCGACCTCGACACCTGGGACGGGGCGGCGTGGACAAACCGGTACACACAGACCCCGCCCGCGTCGCTGACGTTCCCGTTCACCTCGCTCGAACGGTGCACCCTCGAAACGTATTGGGATGACCGGTGGGTGCATGTCGCGTCGTTCGTGCGGACGTCGTTCTCCAAAGTCCGCCTCGTGCTCCGGGCGCCGTCATACGGCGGATACGAAACCGCGCTCGCCCACCAAACCCTGTGGGGCGTCACCGTCGGCCAACGGACCGTCCTACAGGAACTCGCCGTGTTCGACCAGACCACCCTCGTCGCCACCTCGGGGACACGCACGAGAGGGGCGTTGAAGCTTGCCTGATCGCCTCGCGCTCGAAGCCGGCGGGATGCTCCTCCTCGAGGACGGCGTCGCGACGGACGCCCTGTCCCAAGAGGACCAGGCGTCGATGTGGTTGGAGGACGGCTACCGGCTACTCGTCGAGTCGGTCGTGTCCGACGCGGTGTTGGTCCAAGACGGTGACGACCTTCTGTTGGAGGACGGGACGTGGCTCCTCGCGGAGTCGGCGGCGACGGTCGTCAACGCGGCCGGGGTCGTCGTCCTCGCGGATGCGGTGTCGGCGGCGACGGTCGGGGTGGGCGTGTCGTTCACCGCTGCGGTCGTCCTCGGCAATCTCACCGCGGCGGCGGCGGGGACGGCGGGGACGTTCGCGACCGCGGCGATCACGCTCCGCGACTTCCGGTCGGGTGCCGTCGTCGGGGTGGGTGCGAACGCGGCCGGCGCCGCGGTCCTCGCTAACGCGGCCGCGGCCGCGGCAGGTCTGGTCGCGGCCCCGGTATACGCCTTCACCCCGCCGACCACGCAAGGCGCCGCGGACGTCATCAACCGTGAGTATCACCGGCAGGGGGTCGAACGAGTCGCCCGCCGCCTCGTCCGCTTCAACGAAGAACTCACCCGCGGCGTCACCGTCCTCAAAACCGGCGGCGTCTACGTCAACCACGAAGCCCCCACCACCGACGACCTCGCCACCGCCACCGAGGTGTACCTCGGCGGCCACACCTACACCATCGACCAAACCACCGCAGCTGCCCTCACATCCGCCGGCTACACCGTCGCCGGCTACCCGTAGGAGACAACCATGATCCGCACCCACGACGGCTCCCACGGTGACTCGTGCTTCGGTTGCCGCATCGCCACCATCTCCTTCGGCGCCGCCGCCATGCCGACCCGGCGGCCTCACACGAACCAGATGAACGCCACCGAGAAGCAATGGGCGAAGGACCACCCCGCCTACAAGGCGATGCGCCGCAACGGCGTCCATCCCCGCTCCACCGTCGGCGCCCACGACCTCATGCAACGGGCCTCGACCCGCGAAGAAGTCGAAGGACTCCCGAAGCTGTGGCGCCACACCGACGAAATCCTCCAACCGATCAGTGAGGTGATCGAGTGACGACCACGGTCCAGCAACTCATAGACCGGATCCGCCGCGACTACCTCGGCCAAGGCGTCGTCGAACCCCGCAACAAACTCTCCGCCGCGATCGACAACGTACAGACGGCCCTCACATTCACCTACGACCTCGGCGCCATGCAACCGAACACACGGCTGTCGATCGGCCTCGAAGACATCTACGTATGGTCGACCGACGCCACCCCGAAAGCTGCGTCCGTCGACCGCGGCGTCGACGGCACCGTCGCCGTGTCACACACCACGACAGAGATCGTCAGAGTCGCCGCCCGGTGGACCGACGCACAGATCCTCCGTGCCATCAACTCCGAGCTCGACAACCTCTACGGCCACGGCCTGTTCCAGATGACCACCAAATCAATCACATGGACGTCGGCGTACATCGGCTACGACTTCGCCGCGACGCCGGGGGCCGTGTATTCGGTGCAGGCCCAGGACTATGCGATGCGCGAATGGGTCGACGTGTCGGGATGGACGGTCCGCCGCGACGAGGACGCCACCGTGTTCCCGTCGGGCACCGGGATCTTCTTCCGCGGGTCCGGCATGGTAGAAGGCCGGACGATCCGCATCGACTACAAGGCGCCGTTCACGCTTCTCGGCACCAGCGACGTGACGCAGGTCGTCGAAACCGTCACCGGCATCCCCGGCTCGACGATCGACGTGCTGGCGATGGGGACAGGGATCGGGTTGACCGTCGGCCGCGAACTCGGACGGAACTTCCACGAAGCGCAAGGCAACACCCGCCGCGCCGCCGAAGTCCCCACCGGGGCGGAGGCGCAGTCGATCACGCCGATCATCCGGAACTACCAAGCCCGCCTGGCCGCTGAACGGCGACGGTTGCTGGTGGATTGGCCGCAGAGGAACCCGCGATGACCGTCCCGTACACCCTCGCGATCGGCGGGACGTTCACCGAGTCGTTCTACTCCGGCGTCGCCGCGAACACGTCGACGGTCCCGGGGAAGTTCGACGTCGCGTTGGCGGGCCGCGGGTACGTCCTCGACCTCGAGGGCGGCTACTACATCGACAAGTTCACCCACAAGACGGTCACGATGACGAAGGGGCAGACCGTCGACTCGGCGGAGCCGGGGGAGCAGACGTTGAACCCGGAGGCTGCGTGGCGGCGGTCGACGTCGTCGTGGCACTTGGGTGCCGGGCAGATCCACCGTGACTTGAAGGACTCCGACGGTCACCGGTTCCGGTCAAGTAAAGGGGTGAACCCGTGGACGCGCAGCCAACTCACGTTGCTCGCGGACACCGCGGTGGCGCACACCGTGGCGAACACGGGGACCACCGCGAAGATCGTATCTACGGGGACGAAACTGTATTACACCGACCTGCAAACCGTCTACCAGACCGACCTGACGACGAAGACGGCGTGCACCGGGACCCCGGCGGCGGCGGTCACAGCGTTGGCGTCGACCGGTGGGACGATCTACGCCGCGTTCGGGGCGTCGGGGGTGTACAAGGCGACCGGGACGGCGTTCACGTCGTTCGAAGCGTCGACGACGTCGCTGGTCGGGTTCGTGAAGGGGCGGCTCCTGTCCGCGTCCGGTTCCGCGCTGCGGGACATCTCGACCGGGACGGCGGTAGTCGTCACCCCGGCGAACCTTGACACAGCGTTCAGTTGGGTGGCGTTCGCGGAGGGGACCAGTCACGCGTACGCGGCGGGAAACATCGGCGACAAGGGCATCGTCTACCGCCTTGCCGTGAAGTCCGACGGCACCGGCCTCGACGTCCCGGTCATCGCCGCGCGCCTTCCCGACGGCGAAACCGTCGCCGCGATCTACGGGTACTCCGGTGTGATCGTGATCGGCACGTCGCGTGGGTTCCGGGTCGCGACGCAAGCCGGGTCCGGGGATCTGACGTACGGCCCGGTGGTTGATTTGGGGGTGACGGTCGGGGCGTTCTGCGGCCGCGGGCAGTACGTGTGGTTCGGCTGGTCGAACTACGACGCGGCGTCGACCGGGGTCGGCCGCATGGATTTGCAGAACTTCACCGAGCCGTACGTCCCCGCCTACGCGTCCGATCTGATGGTCACCGGTTCGGGAGTCGTGGACGGTGTGCAGTTCCTCGGGTCGACCCTCGCGGTCGGTGTCACCGCCGTCGGCATCTACCAGCCCACGGCGAATCTCGTGGCGTCGGGGACGTTGGATTCGGGGGTCATCAACTTCAACATCGGCGAGAACAAAACGGTGATCGGCGGCCGCCCCGACTGGTCCGACCCCGGGACGGTCACGATGGCTGTCGCCACGCAAGGCGGGGCGTTCACACAGATCAACATCACCGGCGAAACCCGCAAAGGCACCTACCACGAACACCGCCTCACCCTGAACCGGTCGGGCCTGGATGCGACGACCGGGCCGACGGTGCGCGCGGCGACGCTGTACGCCTACCCGGCGCCGGTGCGCACCGAGTTGATCACCGTGCCGCTCGTGTTGACCGAACAGATCACGGCGGGGATCGCGGGGTCGCAGGAACCGATGGACGTCAACGCCGTCATCGCCGAGATCCGTTCCCTCGCCGCCGACCAGACGATCACGACGTTCCAGATCGGCGCCTTGTCGTACACGGTGAAGGTCGACGATTTCGCGTGGCGGCCGGTGACGCCGTGCAAGACGCAGAAGGCGTGGAACGGGACGATGATCTGCCAATTGAAGGTGGTGTTCTGATGGCAACGGATTGGACCCCGGCGGCGGCGGCGCAGGGCGACCAGTCGGCGTTGTATCAGCACCGCGACGACACGTCCCGCGACGACCACGCCCAGTACCGGAAGAAAGCCAACCCGATCGCCACGTCGGACCTCGCGGACGGCGCGGTTACCCATGTGAAACTCGCGATCAACGCGGTCGAATCGGCCAACATCCTCGACGGGACCATCACCGGCGCCGACTTCGCCGCGACCGCTGCCGATGGTGTGACGATCGAAGTTGGCGGCGGGTGGTTGCGCGTCAAAGACGCCGGGATCACCACCGCGAAGTTGGCGGACGCGAACGTCACCCAGGCAAAGCTCGAGGTGGCGCAGCAGTTCGAGGCCGGCGACTTGAAGATCACGGCTAAGACGTCGCCTTCGTCCGGGTGGTTGGTGTGTGACGGTTCGGCGGTTTCGCGGACAACGTACGCGACGTTGTTCGCGGCGATCTCGACCGTGTTCGGTGTCGGTGACGGGTCGACGACGTTCAACGTCCCCGACTACCGGGGGCGTGTCATCGTCGGCGCCGGTACCGGGCCGGGGTTGACCATCCGGTCGACTGGCACTACCGGCGGCGAAGAAACCCACCTCCTCACGTCGACCGAGATGCCGGGCCACGCGCACGGTACCCAAGACACGACCTCGACGACCGGCGGTGCCGCCGGTGCGAACAATATGGCCGTACTCACCGGCAACACCGCCACCGGTATCGCGACCGGCTCGGCTGGCGGCGGTGCGGCGCACAACAACATGCCCCCGTTCGGGGTCGCCAACGTGTTCATCAAAACCTGAGGAGTGAAACCCATATGGCACTCAAGATTCGACGCATGTTCGCAGGCGCCGCCGTCAAAACCACCACCACCGGCGCCGTCGCATCCTCCGGCGCAGTCACCATCGCCATCGCCGACGCGACCGGCTGGCCCGACGGATCAACCGGCAAATACGCGATCGTCGTCTCCGAAGGCACCGCCAACGAAGAAAAAATAGCGGTCACGTCCCGCACCGGGACCGTCCTCACCGTCGCATCCGGCGACCGCGGCTACGACGGCACCACCGCGAAAGCCCACGCCAACGGCGACACCATCCGCCTAACACAAACCGCGATCGACTTCGACGAAGCAAACGACCACGCCTCCGACGCCACCCTCCACGTCCCCGCCACCGGGTTGACCGCATCAGGACTCGCCGCGAACGCCGTGACAACCGCGAAGATCCTCGACGCCAACGTCACCGCATCGAAGATGGCCGCCGCGTCGGTCACCTCCGGCGTCGTCGCCCTCGACGAGCTCCGCCTCGGGCGAGTCGCCGCGCAATCCATCCCGATCAACACCCTGACCGCGATCAGCTGGGACACCGCGTTCGCGAACGCCGCGAACTACATCACCGTCCCCGGCGCCCAGGTCACGATCCCCGTCGGCAAAGGCGGCATCTACCTCATCACGTTCAACGCCGGAGGCGCCACCGCCACCTACGGCTACTCACAGATCTCCGTCGGCGGCACCGCCTACACGTCCGGTGAGGAATCCATCGAGTCGCACTCGGCGCAGTACGTGACCGCTGTGGTCCGCATGGCCGACGCCGCGACGCTCAACTGCTACGTGAAACAGACCACCGGCACCGTGAACTACACGGCAACCCTGATGATGGTGAGGCTCGGCGCATGATGATCGACGACCTGCCCTTCGTCCCCGCCCGCTGGTTCACCCGGACCACCGGCCGCCAAATCGACCTCGTCGTCCTCCACGACATGGAATACCCCGAGAAAGGCACCGCCGCCGAAGACTGCGCGACCATCTTCCAAACCGGCGCCCGTGTCGCTTCCGCGCACATCTGCGTCGACTCCGACACCGCTGTCCGCTGCGTCCAAGACCAAGACATCGCGTACGGCGCCCCGTCCGCGAACCACAACGGCCTCCACATCGAACACGCCGGCTACGCGTCACAAACAATGGGCGAATGGCTCGACGACTACGGCACCGCGATGCTCACCATCTCCGCCGGGCTCGTCGCCGAATGGTGCGACCGGTACAAAATCCCCAAACAGTACCTCGCCGCCGCCGACCTCCGCGGCGGGGCCCGGGGGATCACCACCCACCGCCAAGTCAACATTGCGTGGCCGGCGAACGATGGGCATACCGACCCCGGGCCCGACTTCCCGATCGACTGGTACATCGCCCTCGTGCAAACCCACAGCGAAGGACTCGCTGCCCAAACCAAGGAGAACGACGACGTGGCGACACTCGTGCAAGCAGACGACGGCGACGTCGCCGTGTTCCTCACCGACGGCGTCATCAAATCATGGGTCCGCGACGGCAACGCCCTCGCGCAACTCCGCGACACCGGCCTCGCGAAAGCGGCCCTTGATGGCACACCGATCCGGCTGCATCGGGCGACGATCGACTCGTTCGCCCTCATCGGCCCCGCCCCCGCGTACGACCCGACATACAACGGGCCCCGCAGCGCGTAGTTGACATCGGGCGTACATCGGCCGAGGATTCGCTTCGTGAAACGGTTTTACGAAGTCGTCGATCTGTTGGCCTGTATCGCGTTGGGCGCCGTCACGTTGGCGGTGATCGCCTACCTCGCGCACTGAGGCTGCTACCGTCGGGTCTGCGGTGGCCCTGTTCCCATGCGGGGCCACCGCCCTTCTAGTAGGTGCGGCCCTCGGACGCAGCGCGGAGCTTGTCGACCGCGATCTTGCGGCGGGCGTACAACTCGGTCGTCTGGATCGACGCATGCCCCGCGAACGCTTGGATGTCGCGGAGCTCTTTGCCGGCATCGACGAGGTGCTGAACCATCGTGTGCCGGAGCGCGTGCGCGGAACGGCCGTCGTACGGGCTGGCCTTCACCCCGGCGTCGTACATCGCGGCGGCGACGATCTGCGACACCTTGTTGCGGGAGATGCGTCCCCCTCGGTAGTTGCGCAGCAGCGGCCCGGAGAACACCGGCTCCGCGTGGAGGAACGCCCGCAACGCTTCGAACGCCTGCACCGGGATCGACACCACCCGTGACACCGCGCCCCGGTACCCTTTGCCGTGCACCGCGAGGAGGCGTTCCGCGAAGTCGATGTCTTCGATGTCGATATCGGCGGCCTCGCCGCGCCGCAAACCCATCTGGACCAGCAGCAGGATCAACAGCCGATCCCGCGGCGACTTCGCCTCGGCGAGGACGAGGGTGACCTCGTCCGGCTCGAGGAACCGGGATTCGCCGACGGGGACTTTCGTCGATTTCATCGCCGCCGCGGGATCTTTGCCGATGATGTCGTTCGCGTGGCACCACGCGGTGAACGTGCGGATCGCGGAGAGGCGGTTCCGTTGCGTGCGTGCGTTCCCGGTCTGCGACGCGAGGTAGGCGGTGATGTGGCTGCGGGTGAGTTCGCCGGGGTGTATGTCGCCGACGCCGACGGAGAAGCGGCGGAGGACCGACGCGACTTGGACCGCCGACTGGGGGCTGTAATCCCCTAGGGCTACTTTCTCGGCTACGTACCGTTCCACTTCCGCACGCACGTCGACCCCCCCGGTCGTAGACACAGCCAACGTGGCACCTGTCAGTTGTGTCTGCAAATGCTGCGCATGCTGCGGCATTTCACTCCGGGCGACGAGCGTGTTCACGCGACGCCGAGCTCCGAGCGCGTCGTGAAGCAACGCATCCGCCGAATGGGTGATCGTTCAAGTGATTGAAACGCCCCGTCGTTCTGTGTGGCGGGTTCGCCGACGCCGGTTTCGAGCCACACGAAGTTGCAGTCGGTGATGACGGCCCACGCGATGAGGACGGCTCGGGAGGGGTGGGGGTCGTCGCCTTCCCAGTTCATCACCGTCTGGCGGGTGACCCGTAGCACGTCGGCCATGTCTTCCTGGCGCGCGATGCCGGACGCTGTGCGGGCCCGGCGCATCCGCTGTCCGATGGTGCTGGTGACGCGGGGGACGTCGCCGAGGAGCCGTGATGCGATCACATCTTCAAGCCCTCTCGTGCGGTCTGGTGTCGTTTTCGGTCCCATGTTCCTGCCTCGCTTGCTCTAGTCCCTACGGAGGTTACTTCCGCCCGTCTCCATGACAATACGTGCACAGGCTGTGTAAATCAAGACGGCCTCTGTGGACAGTCTAGCTGACCCTCGTCAGGCGGACATCTGCCAAGATGATATCCACACCCCTAGATTCTTGACTCGTGCCGGGGTTCCCCGTCATACTCACCGCTATGGCCGACCACGACACCGCCCCGCAACTCATCCTCTCCGTCGACGACGCCGCCGCCGCCGCCGGCATGTCAAGAAACCGCTTCGCGCTCTGGTGCCGCGACGGCTGGTTCACCCCCGTCTTCGAAAGCGGCAACACGCACCGCCCCCGCCGCCTCTACGCCGCCCGGTCGATCATCGACGGCCTCATCGCGCACCGCGACCACGAAATCGAGGAAGCGAACCTCCACATCGAACGGACGATCAAGTACCTGACCGAGATGGGGTCGGTCGCATGATCGACACGCTCCCCGCCGCCGAAACCATCCTCACCCTCGACGAAGCCGACGAAACCACCTGGCTCGAGGCACGCCGCGCCGGCATCACCGGCTCCGACTGCCTCGCCGTCCTCGGCGCCGACCCGATGAAATCCCGCCTCGCCGTCTACCTCGACAAGGCCGAAGGCCTCTCCCTCGTCGAAGAAACCGAAGCAATGCGCTTCGGCCGCAAGCTCGAATCGGTCGTCGCCGCCGAATTCGCGGAACGCACCGGCCTCACCGTCACCGACCCGCGGATGCTGTACCGGTCCCGCGCGTGGCCATTCATGCTCGCCACCCCCGACCGGTTCGTCACCGACCACGACGGCCGTGTCGGCGTCCTCGAACTGAAAACCACATCAGCGTGGCTGGCGAAGGACTGGAAAGACGGCGACGTCCCCAACCGGGCCCTCGCCCAAACCATGCACTACCTCGCCGTCACCGGCCTCGACTACGCATACCTCGCCGCGCTCATCGGCGGGAACACGTTCCGCCACGTCTACATCGAACGCGACGCCGACCTCATCGCCACGATCGTCGACCAGGAGAAACGGTTCTGGTTCGGCTACGTCGACGCCGGCATCATGCCCGCCGCCGACGCGTCCCAATCGACGACCGACGCCCTGAACGCCCTGTACCCGGCCCACATCGACGACACCGCAGTCGAGTTCGACGACCAGTTGCACGACGTGTACCACGAGTACATCGCCGCGAAGGCTGAGGAATCCCTCATCGGGACACGCGTGAAGGCGTTGGCGAACCGGCTGCGGGCCGCGATCGGCCGTAACGAACAAGCCACCTACAACGGTGCGCCGATCCTCGGATACAAGGCGCACACCCAGGCCCGCCTCGACGTCGACGCCCTCCGCAAAGCCCACCCCCACATCGCCGCCGAGTTCACCGCCACGTCGCTGGTGCGGCCGCTGCGCATCCTCAAAGGCGGCGAGTGATGCAAGCCAACACCCACACCTACACCGTGTCGATCCGCTGCGACCGCTGCGACACGCACGACGAGCAGGTCATCGTCGACGACGGGACACCGGTGCAGGGGCCGACGTGCTGGGTCGGATGGGGCCGGGTGGAGACGTTCCCGTACGAGTTCGGCCGCATGTCGAACATGGTCGTCACCGCCGACCTTTGCCCCGCCTGCCTTGCCGACACGAACCATTGGATCGGCATCAAGTCGTGAGCACTGAACGCTTGAGCCAAGCGATCGAACGCGCCAACCCCGACGGCGCCCCGAAACGCAAGACGATCATGCAACTCATCGAGGAGCAGACCCCGCAGTTGCAACGCGCCCTGCCGGCCGCGGCGAACATGACACCGGACCGGCTCGCCCGTCTCGCGTTGACGACGATCCGCACCAACCCGAAACTCGCCGCGTGCACCCAGGAATCACTCCTCGGCGCACTCATGACGTGCGCACAACTCGGGTTGGAACTCGGCCCCCTCGGCCACGCCTACCTCGTCCCGTTCACACGCAACGCGAAGGTCGACGGCGAGTGGCGCAAGTGGAACGAAGCCCAGTTCGTCATCGGCTACAAGGGGATCCTCGAGCTGGCCCGCCGGTCAGGAAACATCAAGTCGATCGAAGCGCGCACCGTGTTCGAGCACGACGACTTCGAGTACAGCTACGGCCTCTCCCCGGTCTTGCGGCACACGCCGACGTTACGGGACCGCGGCCAAGCCGTCGCGTCGTACGGCGTCGCGCACTTCCACGACGGCGGCTTCTACTTCCTCGTCATGCCGATGGAAGACATCACCCGGATTCGGGACCGGTCGAAGTCGTACAACCCCGACAAGCCGTCCGGGCCGTGGCACGACGACTTCGACGCGATGGCCCGCAAGACCGTGATCCGGGCGATGGCCCCATACCTGCCGCTGTCGACGGAGATGGCCCAAGCCTTCAACCGGGACGAGACGGTCCGCACCGACTACAGCGTCGACACGCTCGACGAGGAACGGGACTACGACGACGCGATCGACGTGCCCGAACTCCAAGAGGTGACGGGCGGAGACGCCGCTGACCGTGAGGCAGCGGCGGGCGTCAGTGACGCCGTTACGGCGTCTCCGCCCGCGCCGTCCGGCGACGACGCGGGCGACACATGGGAAGCCCTCCCCGACGACGTCGCCTCGGCCGACTACCTCGCCACCTGCTCGGCCCCGCAGTTACAGGCCCTCGCCGACCTATTCGGCGTGAAAGCACCCACCGGCAAATCGAAAACTGCGCTCGGGCCCCTAGCCGACGCGATGGACACGGCACGCGGCACCTCGTGAGCGACCCCGTCTCCCCGCATGACGTCGAACGCGTCATCGTCCACGCCACCCAGCAGATGGACACCCTCATCGCCGACCTCGCCACCGCGCTCCACACCGAAGCCGCCGCCGAAGTCGCCTACAAACGCAAGTCCGGCGCCGCGTTCCAACGCCGCCGCATGGGCTCAGACAAGACCGCTGAACGCACCGCCGAGAAACTCGCCGAGTACGAGGCGATCAACGAGCTCAACGACCTCCTGTTGGCCCGAGCGGACGTGAAGACGTTCCAAGCGAAGAAGGAGTTGGTCCTCGGGCAGCTGTCCGGGGCGCAGTCGTTGGTGAAACTCGTGGCCGACCAGGCCGGCCACGGCGTCTACGGCAGGTCCCGATGAGCCGGTACACGATCGAGAAGCACTACGTGGCCCCATACACATGGGAGTGGGACATACGCGACGCGGCGACCGGCGAGAAGATCGCCGAGGGGTACCGGGACATGGGCGCCGCGTTGCGTGACGTCGCCCGCTTCGAGCAGGAGCGCGCGAAGTGAGCTGGGTGTACTTGGACGACGGGTTCTTCGACCATCCGAAGGTCGCACGCGCCGGGGGCGACGCGGCGTGGTTGTTCGTCTGCGGGCTCGGCTACTGCCGCCGGTACGGCACCGACGGGGTGATCCCGAAGGCGCAGATTGGTCGTTTGTCGGATCGGCCGCGGCCGGCGCATCTTGCGGAGCGGCTGGTGTTGGTCGGTCTGTGGGAAGACGTCGGCGACGACGACTACCGGGTGCACGACTACGCGGATTGGAACCGTCCTCAGAAGTCGCGTTCGGAAGCGGGACGCAAGGCAGCCGAAGCGCGGTGGGGCAGACGTGACGTACCCGCACCGCAGTCCGATGACGATGCGATTTGCATTGCGAACGCATCCGATGACGATGCGACGAGCAGTGCGAACGGATGCGAAACGCATATGCCTCAGGATGCCCTTATCCCTATCCCTATCCCTATCCCTTCGGTACCTCCGGTACCTCTAACCGAAAACGCTTCGTCGACTGCCGTCGACTGCGATGACCGCTTCGACCCGTTCTGGCGGCAGTACCCGGCACGCAACGGGTCGAAAGGCTCGAAGAAGGACGCACAGACCGTCTGGCGCCGGCTCAGCCAGGCCAAACGCGACGCCGCAATGGCCGCGCTCCCCGCCCACGTCGCCACATCGACAGGCCCGAACGGCCGCTACCCCGAGGACGCAGTCCGCTGGCTCCGCCACGAGCGGTGGACAGAAATCCCCACCGTCGAACCCCTGACGGAACTCGACGGCCCCGAGTTCGGCCTAGCCGAATGGCAACCCATCGACGTCCCCGACGCGTTGCCGATGGCCGAAGGCGCCGCCCGCATCGCCGCGATCCGAGGCGTCCGATGATCCGCATCGACGCGAAGGACCACGACCACCTCAACGGCCATCGTGGCTGCCCGCGCTGCTCGCGCCATGACCACACCGACCGTCGGATCATCGGCGCCGATCACGGCGTCCCGGTGAAGGCGTGGGAAGTCCTCTGCCCGCACTGCGGGACAACCGAGGGGACGTTCACACACATCACGTCGGAAGGCCGGGCGCTCCTTCACCGAATCCTCGGTGAACGCGACGACGACGAAGTGCCGTTCGAGCTCGCCGAGCCGCGTGAACGGGCAGACCTCGCATGACGCTCATCGACCGGGAGAGCGTCATCACCGCGGCCCGCCACATCGGCAAAGCCCGCACCGAAGCCGAACTGATCGCCCGCGTCATGGGTGCCCGGAACACCGAAGATCTATTGATGTTCCTCGCTGAAGCCCACGACACGCTGCTCGAGGCGCTGTCGTGAAGCGCACCCCGTTGCGTTCCCGTCCCCGGGTCCGGCCGGGGTGGTGGCAGGTCCGCAAGTTCATCGCGTCGCGTGCCGACGAACGGTGCGAAGCGAACGCCGCCGAGGGCTGCACCCGCCGCGGCGCTCACGCACACCACATCGTCCCCCGGTCACAGGGCGGCGGAGACGAGCCAGGGAACCTCCTGTGGGTATGCGCCCCTTGCCACGAAACGATTCACCACTACCCGACCCGGTCGTACGAACACGGCTGGCTACGCCACCACTGGGAAGGCGTCCGATGAACGACCCCGAGAGGGTTCGGTGCCCGCGCCGATGCGACCGCGGTTCGCTCCGCTTCGTGTCCGTCAAAGGGGATCCGTTCTGCCATTCGTGCGACGGCGACGGCTGGGTCACCCTCCCCGAGGGGCAGGCATCGTGACCGTCCTGTCGTTCGCGGCGCCGTGCAGGTTGCTGTCGTTGAACGACAGGATGCACTGGTCGAACCGGGCGCGGGCCGTGAAGTTGTGGCGCAACGCAGCGTATTACGCGGCGTGCCAGCTCGGCGGGCCATCTGCACGGGCGATGCCGCCGTCGACCGTGACGACAACATTCCCGTGCCGGACCGTCCGCCGACGCGACCCACACAACTACATCGCGACCATGAAACCCATCATCGACGGCCTCGTCGACGCCGGCTGCTGGCCCGACGACACGTTCGAATATGTGACTGTCGCCGACCCGGTTCTGTACATCGGGAACGGCCTGGTGGTCGTGTCGTTGACCTCGAAGGAGTCGTCGTGACGTGGTATGTGCTCGCCCCGCCCGGCGTTGTCGTGGAGGTTGTCCACGCGGACGTCGAGATGCCTGTCCTGCTACCGGAAGGGAAGGTCGAGTCGTACGCGAAGTATGTCCAGGCGGCGAAAGCGTTCCGCGACCTCGGCATCGAACCCCCACCGTTCGACAACCCGCCACCGAAGCCGTTGTTCGACGAGCACGGCGTTGTCGGCCACATCGAACCCCCGCCGTCGGAGGTGGTGCATCGGACACCGGGCATGCATGTGTTCATCTGCCGGTGCGGCGCCGCGTTCGACTCGACCGACAAGCCCCGTTACACGGCACACATCCGCGGGTGTTCGGTCCACGGCCAGTGGAAGACGCTCGACGGGAACGCCGAGCCGGGGCAGATGCAGTGGGACGGCTCCGACGTCGAAGGCGTCCGATGATGGCTGCGCACCCGCATGATCGCAGTGTCGTGACCCACGCCCCGTTGCCGTGCGCCGACCAGGAGTTGCTGGACGCGGTCGCCGCGTACACGGCGTCGAAGGCGGCGTTGGCTGCCGCGAATGAGGCGCATACGGTGGCGCGGGTCCGCCTGGGTGACGCGTTCGAGTCGCGCGGCTTGGGCCGCCCGGTACTCCCGTGATGGCTGTGGATGCGTTCTCGGGTGCGGGTGGCGCGTCATGCGGTTTGCGTGACGCTGGCTACGACGTTGTCGCACTCGAGAAGTGGGCGGACGCCGCGGACACGCACGACGCGAACCACGAGCGGCCGGTGCTACGTGTGGATCTGTCGACGTTCGACTGGTCGACGTTGGGTACCTTGATCGAGCAGGGGCGTGCGGCCACCGTCGGCTCCGACCCGCTGGACGCAGCGGCGAGCCTCGGTGAACTGTCGCACCCGGCCGCCCAGGACTGGGCGCCCCTGTCTCTCCCGTGGCTCATGTGGGCGTCGCCGCCGTGTCAGCCGTTCTCCGCTGCCGGCGACCAGGAAGGCGAGTTCGACGACCGCGACGGATTCCCCTGGCTCCTCGCCGCCGTGAAGGAGCTGCTGCCGCCGGTGGTGATCACCGAGAACGTCAAAGGGCTCACGTTCGCCAAGCATGACGCCTACTTCGGGTCGATCCTGCGACGGCTCCGCATCCTCGGCTACGACGTCCAATGGCGGATACTGGATTGTGCAGACCAGGGCGTCCCGCAGAACCGGGAACGCACCATCATCATCGCGCGACGTGACGGCGGCCGGATTGTGTGGCCGGCGCCGACGCACACCGAACACGCGGGTTTGTTCACGCAGCGATGGGTGCCGATGGCCGACGCGATCCCGCGGCTCAAGGGCTACGGGTGGACGTTGCACACGAACCGCGACCAACGCGAAGACGGCACCACCCAAACCCGCCCGGTAGACGAGCCAGCACCAGCGCTTACCGCGAAGTCCGGTGGGCAATGGTTCCTCGAGCGGCCAGCGACGACCGTCGCGTGCGACCCACGGATCATGGCGCCCGGCCGCCACGACCCGAACGAGTCCGGCTCACAGATGAAGAACGCGGTGCGGCTCGAGGTCCACGAGCTCGCCGCACTCCAAGCCTTCCCGCCCGACTACCGGTGGCGCGGCACCAAAACCAGCGTTTGCAGCCAAATTGGAAACGCTTGCCCGCCGCCGCTCGTAGAAGCCCTAACCCGCGCCAACCGCCCCGTGGAGGTGACCCGGTGAGTGGTGGCCTGCCGATGTTGACGCTGTGGCAGCCGTGGGCGTCGCTGTGCGCGCTCGGCGTCAAGACGATCGAGACGCGGTCCTGGCCTGCGCCGAAGTCGCTGATCGGTCAGCGCATCGGCATCCACGCCGCGGCACGCAGGCCGACACCAGGCGAGGAATACGGCACCGGCTGGTGGTGGCAATGGGACGTCGACGAGGGGATCATCGTCGAGCAGGACGCGCCGACCTTCCGGCAGGCACCCGCGCCGCTCGGGTGCATCGTGGCGACCGCGACCCTCGCCGACTGCGTCCCGATGGTTTGGAGCGACGACTGGCCGCCCCGCGACACCGACGCCGCCGCGTTAGAGATCCACGCCAGCGGGCTCGCGCTGTGGTCGCAAC